GGATTGTCTTCAGCAATTTCTTGCTGTGTGACAGGTTCCAAATCTTTACGGAGGAGGATTAGACTATGTCTAAACTATTAAAAGTACCCGATAGCACAAGATACTTACTTGAAGCAACTCTTGGCAAAAGCTTGAGCCATGAGTTATTGCTCACGTTAACAACGTGGGTAAGTGAATCCGGTGTGGAGTGGACGGTGAAACGTTTAAAAGCCCTCAATGCTGCCGCTAAGCAGCTAAGAGCTGGCAACCATTCCATTGTTAAAGCGATCTACCAGTCTGAGAGTATTGCATATCAGAAACGTACTTTGTACCCTAAAAACAAGGTATTTAGTATGGTCTTCAATACTGTAGTAACAGCCAAGAAGCGAAGTGTTTTAAAGAGGCACTTTGCTATCCTAAGGATCGGGACTATGTTCCGTCTTGAGCAGTGTACCCGCTCTCAAATTCAATCAAGTCTTGCGACTATTGAGAAACCTCCGGTTGACCCCGAGGTCCCTGCCTTTGCGAATTTAATTCGCATGATTGAAAGCTTCACAAGAAAGGCGATCGGTGACGTAAGTCACAAGATTCAACCTGTTAACTTGAAGAGGCTTAAGCCCTTTACTTCTACTTTCTCTGAAGGTAGAGTAATGCCAGAGTTGGTCAGCATTCCTTATGGGAAGGCTGTACATTCTCTGGTTTCCACGTCTTATATCCCGGAATCCTTATGGGTGAAACTCCCAGAGGAGGTCCAGGACCTGGTCTCATTAGTACGAGAGTCAGGAGCTGACGAGGGGACTACTGGTAAACTTACCTTTCTCTCTGAGAAAGGCGCTAAGTGCCGAACCATTGCTGTTCCAAACGCCTGGATACAGCTCCTTATGGAGCCTGTCCATAGTGTTCTTGACAACATAGTTCGACGTCTCCCTGAAAGTGCAGTCCACGATCAAAACAAGGGTGCTTTCTTTATGAAAGACCAGCTAGGCCTAGGCCGTGAGCTTTGGTGTTTTGATTTGTCCTCCGCAACGGATTTATTTCCGTTAGCTCTCCAAAGAGCTGTACTCCGAGGTCTCAACCTCGATGAGTATGGGGAGGCACTAGAAGAGATGACTTCCTATTGGGAAGTTCATCAGGGGCAGCTAAACGATCTGCCGCGACACGTTGACTACAAGTCCGGGCAGCCTATGGGGATGTATGGATCTTTTCCATTATTCCACCTTACGCATTATCTCCTATTAAAGTTGATAGAAGAGATTTGCTCTAGGCATTACGGATCAGAGATTAGAAACTCGTTCCGCGTCCTTGGTGACGATGTTATCATCGTTAACAAATCAGCAGCAATGACATATGAAAAGATCATGGCATTGTTAGAAGTTCCCATCTCACCAACTAAGAGCATTAACTCAAAGTTAGTGGGAGAGTTCGCAGGTTTCATTGGGGTAAAAACCAGTGAAACTATTGCGATATTCCGTCCTTTTAAGCATGGAATCCAGGGGAGAGTCAACGGACCAATAAACCTAATTAATGCTTTAGGTTCAAAGTGCCGAAAGTTACCTCAGAAATGGGGTGACTGGTATGAGCTTTATTGTCATACCCTCTCGTGGAGAAATCCAGACTTAAGTCCCCTTGTAGTGGATAACTACAAGGCGGGTATCCTCCCCGATAAGATTAACCGGGGGAAACTTGAGCTACTGCTGAGCACAGTGTTTAGTGCACAGCCCGACGCTGAGTCAAATCTAGACTACAGCTTCGGTAACTCCCCATTTGATGAGGAGTTAAGAGCAGCATCGTATGCGTTGCTCGATGAGCAGCGTACGGGTCCGTCAGGATCCGACATTGGTCTAGATGTTACACGACCAAAGCCGATCTTAAACAGTGTGGAGCAAGCGGTCTTTGATGATCCGTTGATGAATGACGCCCGAAAGGGGTCATTACCTGGGGCAACCTCGGTCTTCAGTGATGAAGAACCAATGGACCAGTACTCGTTGAAACAGAACTTCATTTCAAGTTGTGTCTGGTACAATGAGGAGGCAAAGAACTGCCGTCGACAGTCTAACTGTCCTCGACTGGGGTCAGACATCTGCCCTTTTAGGGTAGAACCTGAACAGCCGATTTAAGTATCGAATGC